TTCCAATGCGCGTGTATCGGCCTGTTGCGGTGACGGGTACTGTAGGCGGGGTGGTTGCAGTCAGCGTTCCCGTCCATGTCCCTACTTCATACCAGTTCAGCAATTCGCTGGTCATGCCTGCCGCGTGGCTGTTCGCGCTGAAGTCAATGCCTTTGCCAGCAGTGCCGATTACGATGTTGCCGCCATTAACTTTAAAATTGCCCGAACCATCGTCTAGCAAAAGGCTAGTACCAACGCCGACCTTGAACAACGAAAGCCCAACATTGCCGACGTTATTTTGCCCTGCGACAAACGCATAATCTTCGCCGCCTGCGCCCGTGTTCTTAATCCGCACACGAGCACTAGACTGATCGTTTCCGCGTGCTGTGATTGTGTATGACTTATTGCTGGAGTCCACCAAAAGAAAACCAACATTTTCATCTGCCGTAGTACCGATAGCTGAAGCAGCAGTGGCTGTAAGCGAACTAGCAGCAACGGCGCGGCCAGCAGTCAAGTCAGCCACAGACACTTTTACCGTTGCGCCACTTTGAACGATTGGCAAAACTTCAGTGCCTGCAAGCGGTGTCGCAGCTCCAGTTAAAGCAGATATTTTTTTGTCGGCCATCAGATAAATCCTTTAACTTTCCAATAGATCGTAGATGCTGAACTGTTAAAGGCGTTAATGCCTCGCAGCACCATTTGCGTTGTGGTAATGCTATCTAAGACCGCCGCTACCGTTCCACTGCCAGAGCCGCTGGTTAGCGTTACATCGTGTGCGTCTGGGACAAACTGCCACGGAGCATCAAACGTGACTGTCACGGTGTCTGATAGATACAGCGCAGCGCCGTATGTAGTGTAACCTGTAGACGGGGTTACCGCTGATCCAGATTGTTCTGAAAGCGCGACAGGCACGTTGACCGCGCCGCTTTGGTCAACACAGGGAAATACACCAAAATATGTATTAAGACCAATTTGTCCGTTAGTTGGGCTAGTCAGGCTTATGCCCACCGAAGTTGCACCTGCGCCTTTGATCGTGTTGCCTGAGAATATAAATGTGTCGAGGTTCTGGAACCCGATGCCGACAGTGTTGGGTGTGTAGTTGGCCCAGAGTTCAATCACGTTTCCTGTGATGGAAACATCAGAAAGCCAGTTATTGCTGTCGCTCAGAATAGCTGCGCCTGTAAGCGCAATCTCATTTCCGGTTATAGTGATTAGCTTAAAGGTAGCAGTACCGCTTGCCCTTGTGAGCGAGATGGCGCAGGTGTCCATTAACTCAAACGAACTGTTGCTAATCAGCAGATTGGAACTGGTAGTCCCTGTCCAAGCCATGCGGTAGCCATAGCTTGCGCCTAAAAATTTACATGCAGTAATCTTCAAGCCACCGCTTGCTACTTGAAGAATGCCTGTGTTGCCGGAACTAACAGGGTCTGTTTCAAACAAACAATCCGTAATGCAGCCGTCGCCAGAGTCCGAATTATATATGTTGTTAACTTTAACCCCCGCAACGCGGTAGTCGATGAAGTTGCAGTTAATCACTTTCCAAAAGCTGGCGGATTTAAAATCAATCCCAGTCGCAAAATTTCTGAATGTGACGTTATCAAAAGTAGATGTTTGGTTTTCTTGCTGAACCGTGCTGACAATCGGCGCAGTGACTTCAATGCACGCGCCGACGGTTTTGCCAGTAACGGCAGTCATGGCAAAATCACGGAATACAAGCGCCTTATTATCCTCAGTATCTTGGCTGTTCAGCCATAGGGCGTCGAACACCATCAGCGCATCGCTTGAAGTGTCTGTAGAGTGCAAAACCGTTAGTGTTGGGCCGTCGCCAACAATCCCGCCAGCCGTTACACTGCTCGTAAATTTGGTGAACAAATAAACGCCAGCAGGATAATAAATGAGATTTCCCGTGGCGTGCGCGGCTTCCATAGCTGCCGTGTCGTTTGTTACGCCATCACCAACAGCGCCAAAGTCCTTGATTGAAACGGTTTGCGCTAACTTGTCTTCGACGCTGGTTCCCACGCTACCTGTAAACGGTGGTTCATAGCTGACAATGGATGCGTCTACAGCGCCTGTGGTTGTCTGGATTGCTGTGGTGAACTTGACTTCGCCGCCAACGTGTACGCCAGACGTGAACGTGACAGTGTCGCTGTCCGTTTCCAGATAGCTGTCGCCTACATACTGGTTTACGCCGTCAATGTAGACGGTCAACGAGTTTGTGCCGGGCGTGTAATTGATCGTCGATAGGTTGAACACAGTCTGGCCGGCGGTGGCCGTGATGACTTCTTCTTGGATCGTGTAGTTGACGAAGTTGGAGTTGACGCCAGTGATGTTATCGTAAGTGCCGAGCAGGATGCTGGTGGCAGTTTCGATGACAAACTTATAGACCAGACCGTCAGTCAGCCAAATCTCACCGCCCGGTACGCGCCCTGCGCTGTCCAGAATGATAGGGTTTGCGTGCGGCGTAACGCCAGACGCGCTGGTGTATGTCGCTTGCGGCGTAGTTGTGCCGGCAGCATAAGTGTAAATCTTGCCGCCTGACAGAATAACACCGTTATTGTCAAAAAATTGTGCTGCAAAACCGCCAATGGGTGAGGGGGTTACTGACATCTAATTACTCCAGCAGCAACAATCCGCCGTCCTCTTGGACGAGGTTGTCACCTATTTCAGTTAGCAGATTGCCTTGCACGGTCGCGTCAGCGTAGCCAGACAGGAAGCTAATAATGCTTCCCAAGCCTAAAGCGATACCGTTACGGAGCGCGCCGCCAAAACCCATCTATCAGTTCCGGTTGATTGGCTTGGCGTAAACGGTGCCGCCTGTTGACACTTGGATCGCGCTCACGCGCCACGGTGCGCCAGTGGTGTTGGTTGGCAACACGAAAGGGATCGGCGTGAACGGTGGGATTGGCGTGCTGGCCGTCGTAGCGACAGCGCCGACGCCGACTTCGACGTAGCAAGCCTGATCCGACCAGACCACAACGCCCTGCGCGCCGGGCGCCCATGCGGACGTGTTACCAGCGGTGCCAGTGTAGGCTACGCTGTACGCAGGATAATCAGCTTTGCTTAGTGGGTTTAACAGTTCCATAGCGCGTCCTTATGCGAGAAATTTCAGTTTATACAGCGTGCTGTAATACAGGCCAAAAATCTCGTCGATAATGTTTTGGATTGGGGTGCAATCCTTATCGACGACTTTATACCGCATTTCCATCAGTTCGTCTACTTGACCTTCAAGAAACTCGACAATGTTGTTGGTTTTCTTAGCCGACATAAGCGAAATAGGGCCAATTAGGCCATATTTGCCCTGATAGGCTTCGGCAAATTTGTCCGCCAGTTCGATCACTTCGTCGTAAAACTCGTTCAAAGCGGAGTGCTTCGCAAAGCTGCGTGTGTTCAGATGCGTCGAATGGGCTACGTCGCGTGCCAAAAACAGTGTTCCTACAAAATCAGCGCAACTCATTACATCATTCCTTCAGGCGATTGGCCGGGTTCTTCTGGCGGTGCCATTGCTTCTTCCATACCCATTTCTGGCATTGGCTGCGGCTCTTCCATGCCCATTTCAGGCATTGGTGGCTGCTGGGGCTGCATCATCTCTTCGTCCATCTCAGGCTGCTCACGCATTTCAGGTGCGCCGCCGATCAGGTCGCCTGTGTCCATCGCGGCAGCGATTGTACCCATGACGATGTCTTGGATTTGCTCAGGTGACATACTGTTCTGGACAGCCGAAATGCGCTTCGTTTCGGCGTCGTAGGCGTCTACCTGTGCCTTGTACTCCTTAATGTCCACTTCGCGCTGCGCGACGCTGTCCTGAACATTCTGGATGATGTCTGTCATCCGGTTCAGTTCTTGCGTCATGGCTTCCATCTGCTGCTGTGCGGCCATCATCTCAGGCGACTGATCGCCTTCCGACAATACCTTTGGATCAAGAATTTTCTTGAACCGCTCCGCCATTTCTTGCGCGCCGGGCCAATCCATGTTCTTGATGAACAGATCGCCTGCAACAGACCAAAGTGCTGGGTTGGACTGCAAAATCTGGCTCATGGCGTCGAGGGCTTCTTGACGTTTCGTCATGTAGCCGGGGCCAGTTGTGACCATGACGTCGTAAGTACCAACGCCGGGGTTGTAGACCTTTTCGATCAACGCACCCATTTCGTCGCGGATTTCCTTGACAGGCTCTTTCTGCGTTGGGTTGAACTTGACCATGTCAACGTCACCGTCAACGCCGATGATGCGTGCAATGCGCTGCGTGTCGTAAATCTTCGGTATCAGGTCTACGATCTGGCGTGTAATGTGCCGGATGGCGCGCGCAAGGTTGTCTACGTAGTGATACGTACCGACATCGCCCTGCTTTTCACGCGCTACAATGGCCTTGGCCGACCGTTCGTTGCCTTGTTGGCCCAGCGAGGCGTCATACTGGCCTGTGGTGGCCTTAATGTCCTCGCCAGCGCCCATTTTAGCCTGTATCAGACCTGTTTGGGGTAGCGGGGGTGCTGCACGCTGTGGAAGCGGCAAAACGGCTCCAGCGCCGTCTGTAACGTCTGGATTGACTTCCAGATACGGCCAGTTGGTCGTATTGGCAGTCTTCCACTGCATTTCGTAGCCTTCGAACTGGCCGCCGTAGCCGATAAACGGTGCTTTCGGTGCCAGCGCTAGCATTTCTGCTTCTTGGCTGGTCCAGTAGTTGTACATACGCTGGGCGTCCTTGGCGTTACGCACAAGGCCAGAGATGTACAGCTTGCCTTCGACTTCCCATTCGTTACCAACAACGCGCACGACGGGTATCCACTTGCCGGGCCATTCGCGTTCGTCGAGGATGTCAAACCCGTTGGTCTTCATCCACATGACCTTTTGGCGGTCTACTTCGCGTGAGCGAATAGGCTTACCAAACATCATCTGCAAATTGGCGTCTTGCGGTGTGCCTTTGAAAGCTGTCTGATTGTCTGGATACAGGTTCAGCGTAGCTTTTTCATACGACTTGTAGAAGTATTCCGCGATGCGGATGGTGTCTTCAGCCAGCCATTGCGCCATGCTTTCGTTGCCAACGCCCTGCGACATGATGGTCGAGACAGGCGATGCGTCTGGGAACATACGCTCATAGTCGGAAATCAAGATGTCTTCGGTGACAAAGCACCATTCAGCGTCTGCGCCGCATGGGTCTTGGATCGTTGGGTCCATGTAGACGCTGAATGCGTTGCGGACACGCGCAATGCGGATGTCTTGGTCAAAACTCTCTTCGTTGCAATACTCAGTCAACAGGCGGATGTAGCCTTCGCCGTAGGTGACTTGGTTGTCGCAGGCGGTGTCATAGGCAACGTCAGCATCTGACATATACTCGATGTGGCGCACCACACCGTTGAAAATCTCTGCTACCTGCACGTCGGCGTTGTCGTCGGCTGGGATGACCTTGCCGCTAGGGCGGTTTTGACGCTGTTCGTTGGTTACCTGACGGACGTGCTGCGGCAATTTGTTAATCGTCAAGCATGGACGTGCGTTAATTGTCTGCCCTTGGACACTTCCGCGGGTCGCTAGAACGTCAGCAGGCCACTGCCACTGGTTGTCAGGGCTACCGGCCATGAACCGCAGGTCGTCCAGTTCGTCTTCACGGCTGTCAGAGTACGCAGCCTGCGCCATTTGCAGGCGCGACCGCATGGTTGCCATCTTGTCATGGTCGTCGCCGGTCGTTTTCGGCGGGTTAGAGCCTACGTTGGCGACTTTGCCTGCTGTGTTGATGCCTGTAGGGTCGGCCATGTGCTATTTCTTGCCCTTCTTGGCGGCTTCCCGCTTGACGCTGTAGGCAATAGCTACAGCTTGCTTGACAGGCTTGCCAGCATTTACTTCCGCCTTGATGTTCTTACGAAACGCGGCTTTACCTGTCGATTTGACCAACGGCATTTTAGCGTTTCTTGCCCGTTGGCGTTGGCTTCATCATCGTCGTTGTACGAATGACTTGTGGTGCTTTTGGCATTGGTTTAGGCTTTGGTGCAGCCTTTGGAGCCATCATTTTAGATGCGGCTGCTGGGCGACCGCCGCTAGGATTTGTCGTGCCTTCGCGCATGTCAGGCTTAGGCTTCACATACTTGGCAGCAGCAGCGGCGTTTCTTTGAGCGCCTATTTCGCCAGCCATATCGCCTGCTTTGTAGAGAGCTTTGCTTTTAACGCCGTAAATATTTTTTTTACCTGATGGCATTTACTTACCTTTCTTAGCGGTTTTGGCGCTCTCTTTGAACGCTTTGGCTGTTGGTGCGCCTTTAGCGCCGGGTTTACGCATTTTTTCGCCTGATCCGGCAGCAATACGCGCCTTTTTGGCGTGAATGTTTGCGTACAGACCTTTTTTAGCGTCCGCCATGCCTAAGAGCCCATCCAACTTGTAGAAATTCCTTGTGGAGAATAACTGCTCATGCGTCGCTTGTCAACGCGTGCTTCGCGGTGTGCGATAGGAAATGCAAATGTAACCGCGATGGCGTCCGCAGCGTCTGGTGAGGCCAGCCCGCGCGACTTCATGTCCTTCTTGCTTTCGAGGAATATCGTCCCCTTGCTGTCAGGTTTTATCTTCGGGCTTATCAGGTCCGTTTTCAGGAACCTGTCGTTGGGTATGTGCGCCGTTTTCAGCCAATCCCGCATGGCGCCCCACATCTCAGCGCGCTTGTTGCCGTACATAAGCTGTTTCATGGCTTTATTGCCAAAGTTCACGCCGCGTATCTTGTACCGCTGCTCTTTCAGCCGGTCTACGATGCCTGCGCCTAGCCCGCCTTCGTCGATGACGACCAGCGCAGGCTTGTATTCCTCTATCGCTTCAATGACATGGCCGACCACTTCCATAGTGTCAGCGCCTTTCAACCGCTTGATGGCGATGAGATCGCGGCCCTGCCGCACAGCGATGACGGTGGCGTCAGCGCCAAAGCGCGCAGGGTCAACACCGATAGCGATGGGCGCCGTTTCGTCCTTATACTTGGGCCGTGCCATTGCATCGTCCACCAGATTGACGCCGATGAACTGATCGTCGCCTTCGCTGGGGAATTTACCGAAGACTTCGACGTGCGCTTGGTAGCTGTCAGGCCCATATTCGTCGATGATGCGCTGGTACAGGTTTTTATCTGTACCCTCGACTTCACGCGCGTCGATGTTGCGCGTCTGCCAGAACGCCCGCTTGCTGTGGAATGTCTCGTAGAAATAACCCGTGTTGCGGCGCGGGTTGGAAAAGGCAACATGAAAGCGGTGCGGCGTGTTCTCTGTGAAGAAACCATCAGACACTGACCATATGGAGTCTGGAATACCGCTGGCTTCGTCGAAGATCAGCAGCACACCGTCTTCGTTGTGCAAACCTGCGTATGCGTCAGGGTTTTCTTCCGACCATAAACGCCCTTCGACCGACCAATAGCGCGTACCTTTTTTGAGTTCACGTTCTACAATCTCAGTTAGCCATTTGGCGGGCATAATACGGGTAGCCGCAATCTCATACCAATGGCTGTTAATAGCCATCGCCAACCACTTTGTGATTTCCGCCCATGTAACTGAACGTAACTGCGCTTCGGAGTTGGCCGAAACAATCACAGACCCACCTATGCGTGTGGACATCATCCAGATAACTAACCAACTGACCAGCGCCGACTTGCCGATACCGCGTCCGGATGCGACGGCAAGACGAAACGTATCGTAATCTATCTTACCGTTGTTCTGCTCAATATGGTCACGTATGGAACCTAGCACTTCACGCTGCCATCGGCGTGGGCCGGCGTGTTTTTCTAGTGGCGTGCCGGGTTCGCCCCACGGAAACGCAAGAAGCACAAACGCCAGCGGATCATCTTTAATCGCCGGCGTCCACAAACGAGCCATAAGCTCGACTTCGTCGCCTGCGCTGTATCTAGGTGCCTGCATTATTTTTCCTAAAAGGTTGGTGCGATGCTTCAGCGGCTTTGCGAGCCAACACGGCGTCTTGCTTTGTGTCGTAAAGGCCTAATGTGCGCTGCTTACCGTTAGTTTTAATATCCGCCCGCCAGCGGCCAGATCGTTTATGAAAGCTGACACCCATACATCCGCTAGTATTATGTGCAGGTAAATTTCGGTTTTGGTGGTTTTGTGCGCGCGTTACCGCCCGCAAATTAACAAGCCGATTGTCGCACCTAAGTCGATTAATATGGTCTATTTCGGCGGGCGGCCAAACTCCGTAAATGTACATCCATACTAAACGATGGGCTTTATAGTTATAGCCGTCTACCCTAAGTTGAACGTAGTTCAAACCGTTGGAATTGCCAGCGTTGTCACCTGCGCGAACGCGTCCGCGGCTAACACGCCAGCGAAATTCGCCAGTGTCAGGGTTATATGTCAGTAGACTTTTCAGTCTGTCTTGCGTTATTAAGTTCGTAGCCATTAACAATCTCCGTTTGTTGATCGGTCAGGAGCGTGGGGGGCGCGTCAACGCTCTCCACTTCCGTATACAGCCCTTGTATAACACGCGACTGCGCTTTTTCCAACGCAGCAATTACGCTGATCTGGCCTTCAATAGTAATCTCTACAGACTGTGCAGCTTTCCATCCATGTTGATGTCGCAAGATTTCCAACGCAGCCTTGCTGTCGCCATCGCGCGCCGCTTCGTACATCGTCTTAGCCGCTGTGTATTCGCCGTCGCTGCGACCTTTGATCTCAGCCATCTCTACCAGCGGGTCAGCGTCGGCCAACACGCGGAACTGCCGCGGGGTTAGACCTGCGGCCATCGCAAGACTGTCACCCTTGAGGCCGTAGCGAGCAGCTTCATAGATTGCCTCTAGCCGCGCCTCGGTGGCTTGCGTCCGTTCTGGTGTGAATGGCAGTGAATAGAAAGTCATTGGGCCGCATACTAATCGAGTTGTGGTCGGTATGCAACAGGCTTTGGTGCAGTGAGATTTTGAAAAAATAAAAATTGTTTGCGATAGGTGCCCGTGACAGTCACGCGGCCCAAGGCCCCACCCCTCCCCCCTCCAGCCAGCCGCAAAAAGCGTTCCAATTTAGCGTGCAGATTTCAGCTTGGCCTTTTGGCTTTACGTTAACGTCAACGTAAAGAAAAACACATCGGCTAGCTATGCTGCACTGCAACATGGGCAATCTAGGCTATGCAATCGACAGTCGATTGCGTGGACAATTTGCGTGGGCGAGTGGTGACTAGCCAAACTAGCCAGTTTACAATTGTTAACAAAACTAGGCGTTCTGGGTCATCGGATTACAAGTCATCCTTAGAAAGTATACATTCTAACCATATAGGTTAATTATATACTTTTTTGTTACTGACTATACAATCCATTACCTAGAACGCCTAGTTTCCTCGCTGACACGCAGAAATCCGTCACTTTTCGCTAGGCAATTTGGGGTGAAACCATAGCCCAACAAATGACTATTTCGCCCATGTCGATTGCCCAACAATTACCCGACATTTCACCCGCGCAAAAACTAGGCAACTTTCTGGGTCATTTGTTGGGCTATTTTTCACGCCAAATGACCCAGAAATTGCCCAGAAATATCTGTGGATAACTTTATTTAGTGCAACACATTTTGTTGTTGACACTATGACAAAGAGGGTAGATAAGAGGGTATCAACAACGGAGCTACTGCTATGCCTACACTATCTGACAAAGCCCAAACGTTCTTAGCCACTAAGCCATATCTCATGGGCGTAGTCGCCGGACATAAGTTTTACGAACACCCGACGCGCGGTGACGAAAGCCCGCTGCTTGTTATTGGGCCTGACGGAAAGTTGAAACTGTCAGACCATTGGGAATTGCCCTCGTGGGATGAATTGACAGCTTAATCAATCGGGCGGCCTTAGCGCCGCCCACAACATAGGAGCAACACAAATGTTATACGCAGTTACCGATCCCCGCGACAATTACGCAGAGGCGTATTTTGATAGTTTAGAGCGCGCAAAAGATTACGCGCAGTTTCTCGAGACAAGCGTGGCGCACCCGTATCGCGCTTACAATGTGCGCTTAAAAGTGACGCTAGTTAAGGGGGATGCGTAAAATGACACAGACAGTTTCACAATATTACATTGAAGGCATTAGCGAGGGCGTCTCCATGTTGAAGGCATGGAAGGCACAAGGCATGGACGATGCGGAATTGCCAGCCCTCGCGCAAGCGCATTTAGACAACATCAAGCGCACAGCGCGGACATTCGACGCACAATCACCGATTGGCCAGATGTTGCGCGGCGAACGTGATTTCTGGCGCAACAAACTAAAGAAAGCCTAAAAACTTTTTTACTTGCAACAAATTTTGTTGTTGACAGTCTTAGTTTGAGGGTAGATAAGAGGGCATCAACCACACAACGGGAGCCGCCACATGGTAAACGCAATTCTCAATTTCACCTTCGCTCTAACCGGCAGCCGCGCCGTATCCGAGCTTATCGGCAAGCGCCGCATGATGGCGCGCTGGAACGCCGCGCAAGCCGCGCACCTAAACGCCGGCGGCTATGTCGTCACAATCGAACGCAAGGGCGAAGGCGTCGAAACGCGCCTAATGTAGTCAATCAATCAATAGGAGACAGTAAAATGAAACGCACCGACAAAAACAAGCCTAACGATTACCGCACATGGACACTAGCCGCGCTTGACGCCGCAATCATGTATCAAGTGCAATATGGCCGCGATACGCAACACCTAGATCATTTACTGGCCGCGCGCGGCAAGCGGGGTGCAGCATGAACAACCGCAACCCCGCAATCAAGGCTTTTGACGCGCAAATTGACGCGCTGACACAAATCCGCGCGGATTATGACGCTATGGCCCAAGTTAGCACTGACAACCACGTGAAAGCGCACCTGCGCGAGCAAGCCGCGCTATTCACTGGCTATATTGCACAAGCTCGCGCTGACCGCGCGGCAATCAATTACTAATCAATCAGTAGGAGCAAATTAACATGGCACAAGCAACACGCGACTATCGTTTCGTCTTAGTAGACAAGGCAAACCAAATGGGCATCACCCTTGACGGACAACCCGCCGCAATGGCTGGCGCTCGCACCAAATATGGCGTCGTCCGCCTGTTGAGCGGCAAGGGCGGCGATGTCGAGTATTCATGGCCAGCCATTGAACGCGTATTGGCTAAGGGCGGCGCATTTGTAAGCTAACACCACCACAGTAAAATAAAGGACAATTCACTATGGCAGATATTTCATGCAACGGATGGCGCAACGCCGCAACGTGGACAGTTGGGCTTTGGTTCAATGACGGATGGGCTGAAATGGCAGAGGAAGGGCAGGACATCACAGCCGATTTTTGCCGGGATCAGGTTGAGGAATACGTTAAAGACTTGATCGGCCAATGCAGCAGCAATGCCGGTTTCATCTGGGATATGCTTGACCTTAACAGTGTGGACTGGGACGCCTTGGCGTCTCACCACCAGCCAGAACTGGACTGGATCGCATGATCGCCCATATCGCGGCCCTAACCCTATTCGCTGGCGCTGGCGCGCTGGCGATATGGTCAATCATTCACACATTGAAAGGAAACTGAACCATGACAACGCAAACACTTCACTTGATCGACGAATACCTGATGCAAGGCGGTTACACGCCCGGCATTGACGCTGAAACGCTGGAGCGCGAAGCGCACCTAATCGCCGCCGCGCCTGACCTATTGCAAGCCCTACAATGGCTGATTTGTGAGGCTGACGAAGATATGCCTTCAGAACACCGTTCAGATAGTTTCACGAGCGCACTAGACGCAGCAATTGCAGCAATCACTAAAGCAAAAGGAAACTGAACCAATGGCACAAGACCGAACCTATTTCAGAATGCTATCCGATACCGCGCTGGCTGAAGCTGCACGCTATTGCGACAATGACTTGGCCCTAGTGCTAGGAGAGCGCCTTAGCGCGCTCACAGACGCACAGGAAGAGCTGGAGCAACTGCAAATACTATATGACCGCCTAGTGGCCGAGAATAACGCCCTGCTGGACGATATGGCAGAATGACAGCCCTACTGGCTGGAGCCGCCCTGTTCCTATTAACCTTACTACTGGAGGATTAACCAATGACACAATACGAAATCGCAATCGTTGCGCTGCTGTTCGCGCAAGCGTTTACCCTATATCTGCTTTGGGCGTCTGAAAAGAATAGCAGCCGCTGGCAAGCCTTGTGGACAATGACAGCCGAAGAATTGCTCTACTGGAAGCGCAACGCAATCTTGCGCGATCCATTGACCGGCAAATACCGCAAAAAGGACAAGCGCAATGGATAGGAACCTACGCGCCAAGATACGGCAACTGTCTAGCTACATCACCGACAAGTCGGCGGTTATGCAATACATCAACAGGGAGCGGAACCTCAACCTGACGCTGCGCGACATAGAAACCGCCTGCATAGGGCAGCGCGACTACCGCCCCAACCTTAAGCCGATGATACCATCGCCGCTGATCGTGACGCACAAGCAACAGGGGTATGACGACCTAGCCCTTGCGCTGTTCAAATACCATGCCAAGCGGTCACACGGCCCTGAGCAAGCCTACTGGCTGGCGCGACTGAACGACCGCCGGCCTAAGCCTACCACAACCATAGAACTGTAAAGGACACCTAAACCATGTTTGAGATTAAAGTAATCGACCCATCCGCCGATGATGACGAAAAAGGCATCGACGCCCAGCTTGACCTGCTACGCGTAGCCGCCCGCGCATTTAAGAAGCACGAACGGCTCAAGGCCGAAATGCAGGCCCATGAGCGGCATATGTCGCTAATCTGCCAGACCTACGGCAACGTCTATAAGGTCTGGGGGTTTAGGCCTGAGCATCTGCGCCAAGCCTGCGTCGCACGGGGGCTGTTGAAATGATTGCGCTAACTATTATCGGCCTTGTTTTCGCCGCTGTCGCTTACCTCGTGGGATCAGTAGCGATTGCGGTATGGGCAGGCCGCAAAATTGATGACGGCGCGTTAGGCTTCGGAGTGTATGTGATTATAGTTATCACGCTCGCATCTGTCCCCTTTGCCATATTTGTGCAGGTGGCGTCATGAGACCAATGATTTACCCAATGGGAACGCTAGAGGTTGGTGAAGTTGGCACTATGCCAGCCACCAAGCGCGGCGATGCAAAGCGCACCAGCCGCAACGTCTCGCAATACGGTATCAGGAACGGCAAGACGTTTAAGTGCCGCACTGTCGAAGGTGTCACATTCATAACGAGGCTAAGATAATGACTAAGATAAAATACCGCATGGACGCCCAGACGGGCAAGCCGTGGAAGATATACCCCAACCGTGCTGTCGTCTTGAACGATGACGGATCGACAGTGACGGAACATTATGACGAAAACGGGCGGCTATACAAAACCACCGCCAAGACAGTCCCCTACCCTGAAGATTGGAAGCCAGATTGACCCTGCGCCAGTTTCTACATGAAAACTTCGGGTGGGATATTTACGATTGGAATATTGATGACATTCGGTTCTGACACACGCAAATCTAAGCACGGCATAAACGCAATGGCTGTCGGTGAGGTTCGCGTCTTCGACACACCGACCGAACGCGACAAAGACATCCTGCGCCGCTCCGCACACAACCAGAACGAGCGAACGGATCGCTTCTACATGACGCGCTCCAAGGGTAAGACGCTGACAGTCACGCGGCTGCGGTGACGCACAATAAAAAACCCCCGGCGGAGTGAGGACGCCGGGGGTTTAATCAGGTCAGCGGAGCATAGCCGACCCTAAACACATACCATTGCAACCAAATGGTTGTCAATTCTTGCCTATGTTTGGCATGATGCTCGACTTAGGCAAGTCTTCCGCCAAACGGCGCAAGTCGGACTTGTTCCGTTTCTTCACGTCAGGCGCGGCAAAGATGTGTTTCTTAGTTGGGTGGTCAACGCAAGCGATGCGCCCCATGTCAACCCAGCCAGCCTCTTTGAGCGCGTGTAGGAGCGCCGCCTGTGGTATCTTCACGCCAGCCGGCACGTTGACCGCCAGCGCGTCACAGATGCGATGGAAAGGCCCACCAATGACGCCATTGGCAAACACGCCCGCCTTCTCGCGCATCATGTCCACAAGATAGCTTTCCGCTACGCTCATGCCATGCTCGACCATGTTCAACTTCCATTCGGTGACAGGCGGCGCAGCGGCAGGGTTGAACCGCGACACGTCGCGCTGCCACAGCCAAGCGGCGCACTTCTCATAGCCGCCGTTCTTATACCACGCCCATAGCTTGTTCGCTGCGGTGGCTGACATACGCGGCGCGTGCGTCCACACGCAGAACCAACGCCTGTCCTGTGTCGGCAACGTGATAGGCAGCGGATCGTTCGTGTAAGCAATCACCATCAGGCGGTTGACCAACTCATAGGGGTGCATACCCTTGCGGTTGACTGTCAGCGTTTCAGGCGGCGCAGCGATGAGCGGCTTCAGCTTGTTAGCCATCGCCCTGCGCTCCCGCGCCTCTGGTTCCTTTAATTCGTTTAGGATGACAACTTCAGCCTCAAGCGCATAGCCCCACTGGCTGTCCAAGCCGCCAGCCTCAATGACTGACCTGTTGCGCCAGTGTTGGCCGCCCAGCGCCCACAGGAACGGCTGGAACATACTGTCCTTACCGACGCCTTCGTCACCGCCGATCAGGATGGCATGGTTAATCTTGACGTTAGGATGCTGTATCTTGAACGCCATAGCGTCAAGGATATGGTCTAACTCCTCATCGTCCGCTACCAGATCGCGGCAATGCTGGAGCCACGGCTCAACGTCATGGTCGGCGATTGTGTCGCTGTCCGACACGTCAGGGCGTCCGTCCACCCAGCGGTTGCCGTAAACCAACCCGTCGCGCGTCACCAAAGTGTCATCGCCAGCGGCGAACGTCACCGCCGACAGCGCAGGCGCACCGCGGTCTTGCCGGCGCTCGTCAAAATAGATGGACGCCTGCACGCGGTTCTTCTTGCCGTGAATGGATTTGCAGTCAACGTGACGGAACAGGGCGTTGAAGACGTTGCGGGCTATCTCTTGCCGCGTCACCATGTCAAAATAGCAGTCATCGGACTGTATATAGGCGAAACGCTCAAACCATTCGCTTTGTTCCAGCCGTCCCGCTTCTTTCTTTTCGACCTCACGCACACGCGCTGCGGCCTCATCAGGAAAAGCGTCGTTCGGTGCGATTTTCTCATACATCGACGCCAGACGCTCTGCGATTAGTTCGTCACGCAAGCCCGGCGTTACCTTCGGGCCGCCTTCATTGGCTACCCAATCAAGAAAGGTGCGGCTGTCTAAGTCTTGGCAATGCCCATGATAGCAGCAGAACGAACGATCCAGCGGCTTGTAGCGCGCCTCAATCATGCCGTCGCTGTGCTGCTCATGGTTAGGGCAGACGATGCCGCACCAGCCGTCAGCGTTGACGTGCGACAAGACTAGGTTCTGTTCGGCAAGCCATGTCAGGACGTTGTCTAGCCCAGTGTCGCGCAACTGCACCGCTTTATATTCGGCTGTGTCGCCTTCCTCTGGTGTAACGTCCAGCGCCTCGCAGATTTGCCCCAGCGTGTATTCACGCTCAGGGTTGAACGATACCAGCCGCGCTGCAAAGTTATTGCGTCCTTGCTTCATGTTGATGCTGCCGGGGATACGGCAGTTGCGGACAGCGTTGGTCGCGCCCGGATCAGTGTAGCCAGCGTCCGCGATAGCCTTGATGGCAGCGCAGAAGTCGCCCTTGCGCGGCTGTTCGCTGAACGCGTAACCCCACTGGAACGACCCTTCGCTGGTTTCCAGCACCCATGTCGGCGCCAGCGGCGGCTCTTTCGACTTCGTGCCAACGTCGTCCAGCATCATGAACAACACATACTCGACGTTGCTGGCCTTTGCCGACGGCTTGCCGTCCACAAAGCGGTCAACGATGAACGAGCCTGTGTTGACATACCATGCCTCGCCTTCTTTCATGCGGGTCTTTTCTGGCAGGAATGCAGGGAACGTCGCCTTCGGTGCGCCGTCTGCGTGGAATATCATGTTGCCGTCGCTGTCGTGCTGCGGCTTCTGACGCACAACAAGGGCTGTCTCGCCCACATTGTCCGTCGCCAATCCCGTTATATACTCTATGAACTTCGTGCGATCCTCACTCATCGCGGTTCTCCTTTAATTAACATGTGACCAAACGCGGCCACTACGTACTGCCCAAACATGCTCCCGCGATACGCCATGTTGCAACGCAAGCACCGACGCATCTAAGTCTGAATTGCGGATGTTTCGAACCGCTGCTTCCGTTAGTTTGGCGTGCGGATGCCGCTCACCTTTTAAACGCCGCCCATGAATTTCGGTATCGGCGTGGTTGTCCGCCGGCGACCCCCAGCGAAGGTTATTTGCGGCATTATTGTTTTTGTCACCGTCGTTATGCAGTACGTGCGCGCCTTTATGCGGTGGTGGCCCGTGAAAAACAAGCGCCACTAATCTATGGACACACTCCTGCTTACGCTCATCTCCCGCCGTCAATGTCACGGCCCAGTAGCCGTTGTTTTTCTGGACTAGGGAAAGGTCGCGGCCTTTGCGGATTGCCACAGCACCGCCTTTAGCCCCTACGACCATGTCGCGCGAACGTACAAAACCAGCATCACTAATTTCGTAACGAACCCATTTAGGGATGGGTAGCCAAATCATTTACCGTATCTTTCCATAATAGCCACTTCCGCATTAAGAGGTAAACCTTGGCACCAATCGGGCGGTGTACACATGACATCTACAAGCGTTTTAGCGGCCCATTCCGCCTTTGCTTCGTCTATCTCTAACACAATTTCATCATGGATTGTTAATACCACTTCAAGCCCCATCGCGTCAAGTCTACGTAAGGCGTAGCGCAGCAAGTCGTTAGCGACTGCCTGCGTGATGTTCTCACACGCCAGACCGCGCCACAGCCGCGCCCTTGGCCATTCCTTAGCGTCGGCGGCTGGCTTCCATGAAGCTTTAGCGTAGGTCAGGTTGCCTTCCTCGTCGAAGCGGGCGAAAGGATAACATAACACACGGCCAGACGGAAGAGCATACCAAAGATGCAGCCCGTCAAATAAATATGTGACGCGCCCGATGGTAAACTCGCGGCCCTTGTTCCGCATGGCGCGCATATAGGTTTCCTCAAGGCCAGACCAGTAAGGCACGGCCCACTTGTTAGCCCTGCGCCATGCGTCCACCATGCGCCTCGCGTCGCTCTCCGACATCATCAAGCCGTAGATGCGGCCCATGCTGGCGAATGCGCCGACGCCGCCGGCGAAACCACACGCCAACTCTTGCACTTTACCGATCTGGCGCTGGTCTTTGTCAACGTCGTCATAGCCGACATGGAATGTCGCCATAGCGTTGTGCTTGTACACATCCTCACCTTTGGCAAAGATGTCTAGCTTGCTTGCACCAAAGATGCTGTTGGACGCCCACGGCGTCACCCGCGCTTCGATGGCGGCCCAATCGGCGACGACCAGCCGCTTGCCTGTGTCGGCCATCAGCGCGGGGCGTAGCATACCTTTCAGCACGTCCGTCACGCGGCGGCCATGATCGGGAACGATCTGGTGTCCGCGCACCATAGCCTGCCGTACTAATGCCGGGTCGGCGGCGCACTTTCGGGGGAAGTTGTGAACTTGAAGCCCAAATGATGAAGCACGCCCAGTAGCGCTGCCTCCTGCAAAAACAAATGCTCCTCTAACTCGAAAATCTTCCTCATCAGCAAGCGCCGCTGCACGTTGGAACTTGGCCACGGACGATGCCCACAGATCGTCCGCGCACTGGATGACATCCGCAACTTCCGCCGGTATTTCATCTGAATTCTCCTCCGCTAACGCCAGCAAGTTGGCGCGCACGTTTTTATCTAGGCATCTATGTTTACGTTCGTTCTTGATAATCGTCATAAGTTTACGGGACTCAGGCCCGACACGGTCCCAAACCCAATCCTTCATACGCGTGCTGCGAACGCTTGTAACCTCGCGCTGCGTTATCTCGCACACCAAGTTCTGTATCTCAACTGTTTCTGCATTTGAATACGCAACAGCGGCCTGCGCCAGCGGCCTGTCAAGCAGGACGCCGCGGTCGTTGATGCGCTCGTTCACATGGTAGTCGGCCAACTCATCAGCCGATAGCGGACGCTGCGCCTGCGCGATGGCGCGCATGGCACGGACATCCTGCGCTCCGTATTCACGAAACTCATCAAACAGAACCGGATCGTCGCTATACGGAGGTATACACAGTTGCCGAATAAGTTGTTTACCGCGATGGTCTTTTTTCATCGACGCGCCCATAAACCGGCCAGCATCTTCAAGACTACCGGGCGCGCAGTTAGCCCGCGACTGCGCGGCAGTGCAATACCATTGCTCTATGCGAGGGGTAGGGACGCCGTAATCGGGGCAAACCACATATTCAAATATGAGACGGTCAAAGCCAGCGTTATGGAAGCGCAGTTGGCCTCCGTCGCGGATATGTTGTTTGACGCAATCAGGAAAAGGTTTGCCGCACGACGGCCACCATTCATCTACATCTTCATCATCAAAAGCCCAGTTGAACAGTATCAATTGCGTAGACGGATGTTGAGCGTAGTTATACGAACCTGACACAGGCAGGTTGCATTCGCTGCGGGTTTCCGTATCACCCCATAAAATATTAGACATAGAAGTTCTCACTCTTCCGCTACTCGCCGGGGCATCAAGGCTCTAATGACAACGGTGATTACCGCCCTCGCCTTGAAGTGTGCCCCAGCTTTCGCCCCCTGTTAGACTACGCGACGGCGACGACGCGCACCTTCAGGTGCTTCAGGTTCAGCGGCGACTTCCAACTCCGCGTCCTCTGTCTCTTCAACCGAAGACGTATCCATTGATACCCAATCGGTGATGTCGAAGATAGGCGTATAGATGCGTCCATAGGTCTTGTGCTGGTAATGCTCAGACTTCAGTTCGATCAACGGCACTGGCTTGGTCTGGTCTTTCTCGACCTGATCGGCGATGGCAACCGCCAAAGCCTGCACCGCACGCTTGCCGCCAACTGATGTAGCCGTGAAGCGTGCCTGCATATCCTTGTCTTCACCGTTCGTGCAAACCAGCATCATGCCGACTTGCATTTCCCAGCCGCGTTCTGCGCCTGATGGCGCAGGCTCTAACGCTGGCAGCGGCTCTGACACCGGCACCAGCTTTTCAGCCAGCACTTCGCCTTTACCCCATGCGATGTAGCCATGCACGAATGAGAACGGATTGGCGGCCCACAGGCTGCCATCTTCCACTTCGGTCTGGTCTGCACCAAAAACCCAATGGCCTGTCTTGTCCATCTTCAGGATTACTGTGCCCCCCGGTGCGACTTCGGACTGAATGGAGCGCAGCGCGCCTGAGAGGGACTGAACGGACGGCAAGTTAGCGCCGCCAAAAGTAGTGATATTCGACATTGTATTGTACCTTCTCTTTTACTGGAGTTTAGACATGGCTTTGGTAAGCGTCTGTCCGATTTGCAAAACCGCTGGCCGGGGATCATTTTCCGGCGCAAGGGTAGAGCCTGTGGAGACGGCGACAATTAAGTCCGCCGGCAATTCTATTTTGGCTTTCTTCAAAGCCTTTTCCGCTTGGGCTGGTGACAGCGGCTTGGGTTCGCCCCATGCTTCTACACCAACACCGGACAAGAAGCCTACAGCCTTATCTTCATTTGTCCACTGTCTTGTTGCGCGTTTGTTGACCAACTTCCAGCCGGGGACTTTCTGTCCCTCTTCCAGAAGTCCATGCGCCAACTGCTGCAAGTCCTTGATGAACCCTTCAATCAGCGGTGCCTGTTCCAGATAGTGTGCGATCTGGTCAACAGGTAGGGCTTCTAGCTTCACCTTCAGCGCGCGGTCTACAGCGCCTGTCATGACAGGGCAGACAGGCTTTGCCGCGCACCACTTGCAATGGTCGCCTGACGCCAACGGCGCGTCTGGCCGCTTCGCAATCTCGACGGCAGCGGCAAGCTGTTTCTCGAACCCGTCAACGCGGGCAAGGTCTGTCACCCAACGCTTGACGTAGGGCGGCTGGACAATGATTAGTTCGACTTCGGTGGCATCTTTGAAAGCCCACGATGTTTCCGGCGTGCGTTTAGCCGCCGCAGCGTAGAAGAGTAGCTGGCTGTTTTCCTCGACTTCGACAGCCACGCCATCGCCAAACTTCCAATCCAAAACAATCGCTCGACTACCAATGCGACCAAGAAGATCGGTAGAACCAAAAACGTCAGGCAGAAAATCACCAAAACCAACCCGGCTTTCAACCGCATATTCCATCTCCCCCTTAGGGTCTATTTCGTCCAGCGCACGCAGCGCCGGTATCAGCTTGTCATCGACCAATGCTTCAGTCAGCACTGTCTTTTCATAGGTCGTGCCAACCAAGCTGTACGGGTCAAGATCGCTTTCTAATATAGATGCGATGGTGTCGTGCAGGAGCGTGCCTTCGTCGGCGTAGCTGCTGCTGGGCTTTGGCGGGACGGTGTCCACCAGCGCGACGCTGCCGGGGCAGGCGATGACGCGTTTGGCGGTCGAGCCGCCGACTATCTTACTATGTTGCATATCGTACCTCACTCTACTGTTTGAGCGGCCATAATACATACAACAAAATTTGATGCAACCCTTGAAATGCAAAAAATTTTGTAGTAGCCCTTCGTCATGACTGAGAAAGAGATAGAGCGGTACTTCTGTAAACGCGTGCGGGCGCTGGGCGGCTTTGCCTATAAGTTCCGCAGCATTACGCAAGTCGGCGTCGCCGACCGCATCGCCTGTATGCCCAACGGTGAGGCTTGGTTCATCGAACTAAAGAAAGCTGGCGGGCGTCTGTCTGCGTTGCAGCGTATCTTTGCAGATGAGATGACGCACACCAAGCAGCATTACGCTTGTCTGTGGTCAGTTGAAGAGGTGGACGCATGGCTCAAACGCTTCAGCTAAGAGATTATCAGCAGCAGGCGGCGACGTTCCTATACGAGCGCGACCGCGCCATGATCCTTGCGCCTGTTGGCGCGGGCAAGACGGCCATTACCCTGACGGCGATGGACGAGATGCTGCGCGATGGCCATGTCAAACGCTGGCTGGTGGTAGCGCCGAAGCGCGTCTGTACGGATGTGTGGCCTGTCGAAGCGCCGAAATGGTCTGGCGTCACTCCGGCGCTGGCTGTCGGCACGCCAGCGCAAAGGGTGGATGCTTTGAAGAGCAACGCCAGTGTTGTCGTCATTAACTATGATAACCTAGATAAGCTAGAGGATTTATCCAGCTTCGACGGCATTGTGTTTGACGAACTGACGCGGCTGAAGAACCCCAGCGGCAAACGATTCAAGGCGCTGGACAAGCTGCTGGCTAACGTCAAGGTGCGCTGGGGTCTGACAGGTTCGTTCACGTCGAACGGCCTTGAGGATGTCTTCGGCCAGTGCAAGATTATTGACCAGACGCTGTTGGGCCGCGCCAAGGGTGCGTTCATGCAGCAGTATTTCATCTGCACCAACCGCGACTTTGGCCAGTGGGTTCCGGCCGCCGGCGCGCTGGAGCAGGTTATGAAACGCATTCGCCCTGCGACGTTCGTGCTGGAGCCGGGCGAGTACAAGGACAAGCTGCCGCCCTGTCATGTTAACGAAGTGCGCGTTCCGTTAACAAATCGTAAACCATATGATGAAATGAAGCGCGAATATGTAACACGTTTTGGCAGCGACCAGATTGTAGCGCAGAACGCAGCGTCGGTGACGACCAAGCTGCAACAGATGGCGTCAGGCTTTGTCTACAACCGCGGCGGCGATACAGGTTCGATATGGTTTAGCAGCCACAAGTTCGACCGGCTGGAAGAACTGCTGGCGGAGAACCAGCGGGCGAACACCATCGTCGCGTACACTTATCAGGAAGAGTTGGCGGAACTGAAGCGCCGCTTCCCGCACGCCAAAACGATGGACGACCCCAACGTCATCGAACATTGGAACGCAGGGCAGGTCGAGTTGCTGCTGGCGCACCCTAAGTCGGCAGGGCATGGCCTGAACCTACAGCACGGCGGATGCCACATGGTGTTCCTATCGCTGCCGTGGTCGCTGGAACTGTACGAGCAGACCGTTGGACGCCTGCACCGCAGCGGCCAGACTAAGGATGTCTGGGTCTACGTGATGCTGACCGAAAAGAGTATTGACGAACGTATATGGGCGGCGCTGCACGACAAGCGTGCGGTGTCCGACATAGCATTAGAGGAGTTGAAAGATGCGAACTAAGTTTTTTCCTTACGTCTGCCGTTATGTTAACGGCGAAGGCGCGTGGCTGGCCGCTTACTACGATAAAGATTTTGACAAGCGGCCAGCCGGCATGATGATTAAAGGCGGCGGAATTAAAGAAGGCGATGAAATCTCTATCGCGTTTCTTGAACAGCCTGCGTCGGCTAGGCAAATTGTAGGGCTTGATAAATGAGTAAAATAAACTGGCGGTCGATGATTGCCGTGCTGTCTACCCTTACGGAAGACGAATTGAAGCAAGTCCTAGACGTTGAACTGGAGACGCACAAGCGACCGGCCATCGCCCGGCGACTGCATCAACGGTATTCTGCGGTGCGGACGGCGCGGGAGCGCGTCGAGATTATGAGGAAGCTAAAGAAATGATAGACGACAAGAGCGATGCCGGATCGTGGGAAGAAGCGTTGGCGTTCAAGGACGCCGTCAACCCTGACCATTACAAACGCGGCGGGATTGAAGCCATCGACTACATTCAGGCCAAGCTGACGCCGGAAGAGTTCGCCGGATACTGTCTTGGTAATATGCTGAAATACTTGAGCCGCCTAGGCCATAAGGACGAAGCGGCTCAAGAGATGCGTAAAGCTATTTGGTATGGTGAGCGTTGGTTACAGGCGCGGGACACTCGCGCGCAGAAACGCTAGAGCGCCTGCGGTGAAGGCCGCGTTAGCCGCCGTAAGCAAGTCAGTGTCGCCGACCAGATAGCTGGCAGCGGCGCTGACAACACCAAGAGCAGCCATAACGTATGTGCGATAACCTTTAAGCATATTACTTCTCCTTTGGATAGAACTTCCAAGGCAGTTCCCAATGTGGACCATCTCTAAAAGTTCGCCACGAACCCCCCCAGACAAGGGGGACTTTCTCGTCCGCCGCAGCGGACATCACGATCTTGGCCAACCTGTGATATTGCGGCCAAGCCCACGATACTTCGCCAGCTATCATCGGCGCCAAATCGACAGCGTGTCCGGTGATGTGGCGTGAGTTCATTGTCTTTGATGCGCCTTGGGCGACCAACTGCTTCTGGCGCTCGACGGTACGCAAGCCTTCCAGCACCGTAAAGTCGAGGTCGGACAGCGCAGCCGCCTTCTTGACGACGCGAACAAGGTCTGGGTGTACGCCCTCAAGCCGCGACAGACTGCGCTGGCCGAGGATGATACTCATGTGCCAGCTTTCAGCAGTATGCCGACGAGCAACAGAATGATTGTGCCCGCCACAGACATACCTATGGTTTCCAGACGCTTCAGCCGCGCGCAGATACTTTCGTACCGGAACGCGCAGACCTGTTCGTGCGTGTTGAGTTGTGCTTGGGTCTGGTCGATAGAAGTCATGGGTTACTCACTGATTAAAAGCCAAGACTGCGGCGTTCTGCCGTTTTCTTAGCGCGTTCTTGTGCCATTACGTTTTGCTGCGCCACTGGCGACAACGCAAAGTAGCCGGGGCCGCCGGGCTTTACCGTGCCGGGGCGGCTGGCGCTTACTAAGGCTTTTTGGGCTTGAGCGCGCGACATCTTATTAGCTATGCCCCGCGCGCCTGCGCCGGCGATTTGCGTACCCAATATGGTGGCAGCAGTGCTGGGCGAATACGTAGCGCCCACGCCGAGAAACGGCATCTGTGTACCGAACAGACGCGCGCTAGGAGATAGTTTACCAAGGGCCGCCAAAACATTTTGCGTAAGGGTGCCGTTGGCAACCTTTTTAATTAAGTCTTGTGTTTCCCTGTCGAACTTCGCCAGCTTACGTTCGTTCTTAGCCAGCTTTGTAAACTCATCGCGCAGCGCGCGAGGGAATGACTTAGTGCTGTCGGCGGCGCTGGATGTGGCGGTTGCCTTTGTAAACGCGTCTTCCAGCGTCTGCGTCTGATAGCCGCGGCCACGGACGCCGCGCGCTTGCATAAGGAACGCATTAGCCGCCGCCGCGTCACCGGACGTTGTCTGCGCTGGGGTCAAGCCGTCCATAAAATCATCTATGGTTTCTTCAAGCGCCTTCACCATAGCGCGCTCGTCTGGCGTACCGCGCTTGCCGCCAGCTTCGCTGTATGGAAGATCGCGGACTGAACGCCTGAACTTCTCCAGCATGTCGAATGTCATCGGCTTGCCGGATTTTAGGTCGAACAGCTTTAATGCTTCGTTGACCACTTTGTCCGTGTCTGGATCATAGCGCAAACCGCTTAGTCTTGCGCGAGCCGCCGACGCCAAGTCCGTCATCGCTTGCGGTGCGATGTTTACGCCTTCCGCTTCCATTTGCTTGTACAGCTTACCGGACTCTTCTTTTAGCGCGGCTGCGGATACAGGTTTAATTTTAGGTGTAGGGACTTTAGCGCCAGCAGCGCCGCCAGCCAATGAAAGACCCATGAGTGCGGCAGGGTTCGTTACGTCAAAATAGTTCGACGCAATAGATGGCGCAGCAGCAGCGCCCATCGACGCGGCGGTCTGGCCTCTGGCGTTCTGGCCCATGAGGCGCATGAAGTTCTGCGATTGAGGCGACGCAGCTACATCAGCTAACGTCTTAAAGCCTTGCGCTTGGCCAAGACCGCTGGCGCCTGCTTCTAAGATGTCGCTGTACACTTGTTCGCCGCGCGTCTCTGGACGACGGCCAACACCGACCGTTTCATAGCCGCGGCGGATAGTCTCCGACGGCAGCGGGACGCGCTCGCCGCCGAATAGCGGCGCAGCTAAGTTGTATATGCCTGTGCCAATGTCACCGATACCTAACGACAACACGCCACCCGCAGCACCGGGGACAGCGCCGACGCCAGCAAACGGCGCGCCAGCCGCAGCGCCCAGCCCAGCCGCCGTCGCATACGGCAACAGCGCACCGGTAGTAACGCCGGCCACTTGCGTAGCCTTGTCCATACCCGTGCGCGGGGCTTTAGCGCGCGGCGTCTTTATTTCAACGACACCCAAACCTTCATATGGGTCTACGTCTACTTGTTCGTAAGAACCTAAACCGGCGTATGGATCGTCCTGTTTCATGGCCGCGTCATGATCCTTCCGTCGGTGGTTTTCCAACGCTTAACGTTAGGGTTGGCCCGCACCTGCTCCGGCGTCAAAGTAGGAATTACTGGTGTTTTGCCACCGCCGGTTGCTGCTGCGGCTTTTGGCTTTACGGGCGTCATGCCTGCGCCGCGCACCAATATGGGCAGCACCACATTCCGCCATTTCGTTGCGCGTTCGTTAGCAGGTATGTCTGCGTTGGCGATGTCGCCCATCGTGCTGGCGACAAGTCGAACGTCAGCGTCTGAAATTTGCGCGCCTAATTTGCCGCGCAGCTTTTCAAACGTCATGTTGTCTTTCAGCGACGCCAGTTGGCCCAAGGCCACACGCCCCGGCGTAGCTTTACCTGTGACAAATCCTACGGCTTCGGAACCCAGTTTTTCTAAGCCGCCGCTGGTGGACGCCTTAATCAACGGAGTGATAGAGTCCGTACCGGTTTTTGGGTTGTACTCAAACAGGTCTAGCGTTTTCTTAAACCCTTTTTCCGTTTCAGTTTGCTGAAAAGTTTTCGGTGCTGCTGCGGCTGCGCCAGCAGTGCCACGGCCTTGCGTCTGTCCTGTTTCAAATTCGCGCATAGCTTTAGCCACCACCGGAATTTGATTGGCGGCGATGGGTGCGTTCATATCGATACCGGTTTGGCGGGCGACGTAGGCCTTGTAGTTGTTGACCGACGCTGCGCTGTTTTCCGGTCCTTGCGGCGCGTAGCGGTTAATGATCTTGTTAATCGTGTTGAAGCCCTTGCCGACATAGCTGCTACGCAGCAAGTTTTCTTGTGCGGCAACGCCCGCTTGCGGCGTAGTGAACGTAGCGAACCCACCGCTTGCGCCAGCGTAGCCGGGCTGCGAACGGGCGAATGCGCTGTCTTTAATCGCGCCGGGATTGGTTTGCAGCGCAGCAGCAACGGAACCCTTTGCAGGTTCGCCGCGAGGGCCACCGACGACAGGCGGTTTATAGCCGCCCGGCGCCCCGGCAGACACGGCAAAACCTTGGCCACTGTTGGGGTCAACGATTACAGGCCCTACGCCTTCGACGTTAACCACTGTCGGTTTGATATTAACAGCAGCTTCAGAACCTTCAACAACTTCAGCCCCGCCGCGGCCATATTTAGGTGTCCGGATTACGCGAGTAGATGTACCAAGGTTCTGCGTTGTGAACTCTTGTTCGTAGCGTTTGTCGGCCTCAAGCGTGCCAAGGAACGTCTTTTCTTTCCAAGCCTCAAATTCCGCAGGCTCAGTTGGCATAGACGCTATGGCGTCCGACAGCGTGCCTTGAAACAGCGGGTTCTTAAACTGCGGAAGACTAGCGATGCGCGTCGCCAACGCAGCCACCTGATCGGGCGAGTCCGAGTTAGATAGCGCCGTGCGAACAAACTCGTTAAAGTCCATAGCCGTTTTAATATCAGCGCCAGCGGCTTTAGCTTCTGCTTCCGCCAACTGCGGCTTTTCCATACGCACTGCACGCGCTTCTTGCGCTGCGTTGATGTCCATTGTCTGCTGCGCCTGCTCTGCTTGACGCTGCGCTGCACGCTGCTGCGACATCATATTCATCAATTGCGCGTTTTGCGAGATCGCAGCGCCAAGCCCCGGTGTTTGTGGAGGGCGCACCTGCAAAGCTATCATTTGGTTTGCCATGACTTATCCTCCTGTCCGGGGCATACCCGGCAAATAGTTCGGTGTGCTGGTGCCAAAGCCGCCTGTTGCGCCGCCGCCGCCAAAGCCGCCCGGCGCGCCGGACTTTAGATATTCCATTTGCGCCTGATACATCGGTGCCTGCACCATGTAGTTGGCGGCGCCGCCTAATGCTTGGTTGAGTGCGTTAGCTTGACCGACATAGCCAGACGCACGGGCTTGGCCAGCGGCCAACTCTGATCCGGCTAGACCTTGACCAAGCTGTCCAGCGGCGCCCGTCAGCACATTAGCTGATGACTGACCTGAACCCATCATTGATTGCAGCGGGTTCAGCTTGGCTGCGCGCTCGACCTGATAACGGTTAAATGCGTTCTGGTATTCTTGGCTGGCCAAGTCCTGACCGAAACGCTGAATGCCCTTCATGGTGCTGCCCGACATAAGATTGCCGCGCGCTGCTGCCGACCGCTCAAGAGCCTTCATGCCTTCCGATTGACGAAATGCGTAGCCGGGGTCTTGCTGGAATTGTTGCGCGCCAAATGGCTGCGCCAAGCTACCGTAGCCAGCGGCGGTCTTGTCACCGCCGATACCCAGAAGCTGCATAATTTCATTCTGCGCGGTAAGCCCGCCCTGACGAAACGGCTCTTGTAGAGCCGCCTGCTTATCGAATGCGGACTGCTGCTGTTGCGCCGCCGCCTGAGCAGCTTGCGTTTGCGCCTTAGCTGCTTTGCTGGATGCACGCGCGGATAGCGCCCCGCCGATAACGGCGGAACCTAAAACGGCTGCTGCGGTGGAGATTGCCATCAGTTTAATCCCTTTACAAATACACGTTCTGTGGGCGCGTATCCTAAGCGTCCGTACATTTTTGCCATAGTCGTGACGCGGTCGTTGTCCAACGCGATCATAAACATAGCTTCAGCTTGTTTACTCTTACCCCATTTTTCTATCTCTTGAAACAGCAATTTTGATGCTGCTCCGCCCCTCGCGTCTGGCTTGATATACCACCACAACTCCTGCGCCACCAGCTTTGATGGGTTGAAGTACATCGGGTACGCAATCGCCGCGGTAATGCCGACTATTTTGTCGTTATCTTCAGCCACCAAGACAACTATGTTTTCGTTGTCCAGCGCGGCTTCGACGAACGCCGCGGTGCTGTCACGGTCAAATGGAATTATATGGTTGACAGGCGTCGTCGCCACAAATGCTTCCGCCAAGTCCATGTAACTTGGTATGTCTTCGACGGTAGCAATGCGGACTGTTACTGGCATTAGCTAACCAGACGGCCTGACGCGCGGATGTTGATCGCCGACGCCGTACCAGCGATGGTGCTGATAAAGGCATTGTTAGGCAGCACTTGGCCGACCAGTTCAGGAAAGGTATACGTCTCAGACGGCTGGAGCGTTTTAGACTTGACAATCAAGTTGTCGTTGCCGGCGCTGCCCGCAGCCGTGACAAGGTTGACGCTAATTGTCGCAGCCGAGACGCTGTAGTTCGTCGCGGTAAATTTGTCGATGATCGTTTGTACGCCGTTCGACGTGTACTGCGTCGTCTGGCTATTTTCCGCCGTCTTGGCGGGAATGATGTTACTAATTGATACGGCCATATTAAGTCTCCAAAGTGCTTATGTTATCGGTCACGGTCATGATGATTGACGGTATTGCTGGATGCACCGCCGATGCCGCTTCTGCCAGCAGAATAACCGAAGTGTCGTCAACTTCCCACATCATTTCGATATAGTCGCCGTCGTTTAACTGAATGATGTAGTTCCACGCTGCAAGAGCTTCCGCGTTGTTGCCCTGAATACGGATTTGCCCCGTGCTTTCCGGCACGTTCACGCCATTTTTACGCAGCCAAACCCATACCAACCCCACGCCGCCGCTGGTTTTATCTATCTGCGCGGAAAACTGAATGTTGTATATGTTCTGTCGATCAACGTAAATACGCGATGTAGGTGTGCCGCGGGTAACGCCGTAGGACAAATCAACAGTGTCAAACGTTATGGGGTAGGCGGTGTTAATAGCCGCTGCCGTCTGCGTTAGTGTACTAAAAAACGATCCGTAGCGCGGAGTGCGAAACTGCCTAGGCGGCGGCGAGAGCGCCAGCGCCTGAAGCTGTGTCTGGATGTTAGCTATGTCGCTTTCAGACGCTGCGGGCGGAGTAGCCCCTACTGCCTGCGCCAGAGCGTCTACTTTAGCTTCTACGTCCGCCGCAGCCGAAATAGCGTCAGGCGCCGTCGCTGTCGCCTGCGCCAGCGTCTCCAGCATGGCATCATACGACGCCAGCAGCGACGAGGTGTCAGGCGCCAGCGTAACTTCATCTTGGTTGGATTGCGTCGCGGTCAACAACGACAAGAAGAACCGATACCATTCACGGCTGATAGCGCCCGACCGATCATCGATCAGCGCGACGCGCGGCGGCGTTAGCTGCGTAGGGTTGATCGGATTGTACGCCATTAGGCCCGCGTTCCTGATAGCAGCAGTTCAGCACCCATGATGTAGATGCGTACAGGATCAGTACCTGACACTTCGTAAACGCGGTCACGTATCTTGAGCGTCGCACCGAGACGGCGCCAGATGGTGCGGTAGCCAGACCGGCCAATGCGCCCCATCGACTTCCAGTGTTCGTTCGACCATGTGTGGCCGCCGTCGTCCGACCAGCGCAGCATGACCTGCGGATTGTCGCCTTGACCGCTGTTCAGGCCAACACCTGTCTCGCAGTCAAGCTGCATGGAGTGCTGGATGGTACGCGCGAGATTGTTAGCGCCGGTCGGCAGCGCGCGCCACGACCGCAGCCATTTCTGCGGGTCGCCGTCGTCGGAATATGCCTCAAGGTCAAACTTATATATCTTGCCGTTCTGGTAATCGCCGATGACAGTCGTCGCGTTGAAGAACATCTGGCTGCTGCCGCGGTGGCGGTTAAAATCACCGTTGGAAAACGACGCGCGCTCATGCCATGCGCCGGTGGCGACGTCGTACACCCAAGTCGTGTTGGCCGACGGGAAGTTCAGCACGTAGAAGCTGTGGCCGTCCTGTTGGTATGTGTAGCCGGTCGCGTCCGAGATGTCGGCGTACTCTTGCATCTGCCATTCGATAGCGTGCGTAGATACGCGCTGGCCGATGTAGCCAGCAGCGCGGTAAACGATACCCTGACCGCGGGCGTCCTTGCCCAGCCAGTAGACTTGGTTGTCCATCTTGGCGACGCTGTACGGGGCAGCGCAGCCCAGTTCGTTGAACGCGCCTTGAATACGTGTCAGCGGGAAGTCGAGCAGCCCTGCGTCGTACCAGACTTCGGTTGAGTTGCTGCCGAATACCCAGACTTCGCGGTGGTCCACAAAGACTGCAATCACATTGTCAGGGTTGCCTTCGGCGCTGGCAAACTCCAGCGGATCGACAGCCGTGCCGTCAAGCAGCGACGTCACCCAAATCTTTTGCGTGTTAGGTTCGTTGAATACGAAATAGCCGTCGATGTACCCGACTGTGCCTGCGCCGGGGAAGTCAGGATCGGTAATCTGCTGGAACACATCCGTGCTGGAGTTGTAGATGTAGCCCTGCGGATTGGCGGCGACGAATAGCTGCGTGCCGTTGTCAGCCATGCTGACAGGGCCGGTGCCGCCTACGGTGCCTTTGGCAACCGCGTTCCAGTTGCTGTCGATCTGATACAGCGTAGGGCCAGACACGGCATAGCCGTAATCGCCGAACTGCCACAGCCCGCGGATAGGTCCGATGCCAACGGTGGCCAGACGGGTTAGCCCCGGCGCACGTTGGAGGAAGGCAGGCTCTTTGCCGCCCTCCGGTACGACTTCCGGAAAGAGGTTGACCATGCGGCTGTCGGCGGCGTTGACGCTTCTTGCGACATACGCCGACCCAAGGATCGGCGTCTTCATCAGTAGTTGCCCGCGAAGATGTTAAACCGCTGACGCGTCGCCACAAGGCTGTACGGCATCGACATGATGTCGTCAGGGTTGTTGATGCGCTTCAGGTTGCGCTTCGACGTCATGGCCAGACGCGAGACTTGCGGCGAAGGCTCAACGCCAAACTCAGGCGCCATCTCACAGGCCAAGTTGTAGCGGAACGCACGCAGATAGCCGGGCGGGAAATACAGCACGGTCGCCAGCGACGCGGGCTTGGACAGTTCTTCAACCGAAATGAAGTGCCATTCCAGATCGCGCGTAGGACGCGGATAGATGTACATTTCGATGTCGGGGAACGTCATGTTGACGAAGATAACCTGCGGGAACGTAGACGTCACGGTCTTGACCGCTATGCCGTTGTACTGCTGCTGGTTGATGAATTTGATGCCGTAGCTGATGCCGGTGCCGGGATCGCGGAAGTACGTTGAGTCCTCAAGCAGCACAGGGCGGTTGCCGACGAAGTCGCCGGTGGGGCCAAGCGTGCGAGAAAGTATGCCTGACGGCCAAATGAACACTTGGTCCTGCGTCGAGAAGACCGACAGGCGCTCAGTGTTCCAGCTATCAATCATCTGGTTCATGGCGCGCAGTGCGTCTTGCGACGTCTCAGCCGATGGAACTTCGCCTTCTGCCAGAACGCCTAGAAGCCTAAGCGAACCGTTAATTATGTCCCCAGCCGTTTCCATTGGTTAGTCTTCCTGCGTTGCGCGGCGACGCGAACGCGCCGGCATTTCGTTAACGGGCGCCTCTACAGTGGCGTTAGGGTCAAAGCGTTCCCAACCAAACTCTTCGTCGCAGCGCGCTTCTTCTTCTGAGATAGCAACTTTTGCGCCGTGGACGTCGTGAACAAGGTAGATAACAGCCATAAAAACTCCGTAAAATGGACGGCTCGAAAGCCGCCCAGATTAATTAACTAATTGCCATGAACTGCCACTTAGTGCCGTCTGCATAGAACAGCTTGCCACGGCCAGTAGCGTTGGTTGTGATACCAAGCGAACCGACAGGTGCCGAAGTGGTGGTTGAGTTGGCTGTGATAGCCGTGCTGAGAATGTAGACGCCTGCACTTGCGTTGCTGGCTACAGCGCCGCTTGACGCAGTCGAAACAACCGAACCGGCGCTCATTGTGCCAGTGACGGAAACGCTTTCAAACTCAGGATCGGCGTAGGCAACGCCTACTGCTTTTGTATTAGGCATGATTGTTCTCCTGAAAAAAAATGCCCCGGCCTAAGCCGGGGCAAGCCTATTAGCCAGCGATACGGTACAAAGAGTAAGCCGCAGTGCCAGTTTTAACAGCGCGGAACGCTACAGCCTTGCTTGCTACGCCTGCGCCGGAGCCGACCAACGTCCAGCCTGTGCCGACTGTCAGTGTAGCTACGCCTGTGCTGGTGCACAGAAGCGAGATGTCAAAGGACGAACCGACCTTTGCGCTGGTCAATTCAGCGTCAACGCTTGCAGCAGTTGGCAAAGCCAAGTCAGCAGTGCTGCTTGACGTGTAAACAACGATTGCTTGCTCAAGGTTCAGAACAGTCAAAGTTGCACCCGCTGTGTAAGCGGTAGGAATAGCCTGAACGCCAAGCGTTGCTTCGTTCAGATTGCCATCACCAAGCTGGTATCCACCAGCACCATTAGGAAGAGCCATAATAAAAATCCTTTAAGAAAGTTTGGCCCCCGGCGAACCGGAGGCCATGATTAGGTTAACCCCACATCCGAACAGCCATTTGCGGGCGGATCGTGCTGTAGCCGTACAGGACGTCAATACGGCAAGGCATACGGTCGTTGTTGATGTCGTACTGACGAACAACGCGAAGCGAGATGCCGTTGTGTACCTGACGCGAAGCCATATCTACGCCCTGTGGGAGCAGAAGGTCGGCGGTTGCGAAGGTGATAGCGTCCTTGTGGTAGATGAGGTTCTGCGCGTACTGCGACGATGCTGCGCCGACGAACACAACAGCCTTGTTGTTGGCTGGGAGTGCGTTGACGGTAGCAAGCGCGTGTGCTGCCGAGTAGATCGGAGCAACAGTGACAGTTGCAGTTGTTGTAGCAGTCGTGGACGCAAGCGCGACGAACTGGAACAACGAACCTGTGCTTTCACGGGTCTGTGGGTTGACAGCGTATACGTCAGCAATCGTGAAGACGTCGCCCGGTACGATTGTTTCGCCCGAACCAACAGTCAACGTCAGCGTGGTAGCGCCTTCCGAAGTTACAGCAGCGCCGGTTACGGTGCCGGTAGCGGCACGGGTTCCGGTGGTGAACTGCTTGATCGACTGCGACATATTGATTTCGTCGAAACCAAGTACGCCTGTGCCCATCATGCCGTTCTTGAACTGCTTGCTGATGGTGTCGGTTGGGTTGAACAAGCCCTTCATGCCTTCGACCAAACCAGCGTTTGCGGCTGGGTTGACGGTGGCATAACGTGGCGACATTACAGCAGCGTTTTCGTTCAGCTTCTGCTGTGCAGCAAGAAGAACAGCCGAAGTAGCTGGCGTAGTGCCGGGCGTGCCGACCGAGTTACCGATGGTGAGGAACGAGTTTGCAACGTCAGCGTCGATGCTGGAAGCAAGCTGCGAGATACGTGGCTTGAGAACGCGCTCTGCGAAGTCATCCAACTGCATGGTCAATTCAGCAGTCGTGAAGTTTACGCCGATGTGCTTCTGGTTGGCAACGGTCAGCGTTGTGAACTGTTCGTTGTCGTCCTGTACCTGAAGGGCTGCACCGTCGGTGACAAGCGCACGGTCTGGAAGACGGATACGCAGAGTTGAGCCGATCTTGGCGCCTTCAACAGCAAAGCTGTCGTCGTACTGGCGGTTTACGTTACGTGTAAGTACGAGGTTGTTCTCGAGGATTTCGAGAGCCTTCCGCGTAATCATATCGATTGTTAAAATGCTATTGGACATGGGGTATTCCCTATTTAACGGTTACGTTGTGCCTCGAACTTCTTGATCTGCCGTAGCCGTTCTGCTTCGATCCATTCCGACGTACTCATCGACTTAGTCGAGCGAGGGTCGGTCGTATCGTACTGGCTGGTGCCAGTAGAACGTGCAGTGACAGGAGCAATCGGTGCCGGGGCGGTTGAAGTTTTCTTAACCGGCGGATTAGAAGCCAATCCGGCCTCAATTTTTCCGATTTCCTTTGCTTGCAAGATTGGGTTCAAGCGAGAAATGCGATCAGCTTCTTTGGGGTTGGTACCTAACCAGTAAAGCAGGTCAGGGCCAACGTCCGAAGACTGTATGCTTTGTGCCATGTATTCCGTGACAGGCAGGTTAGGATTGTAGGCGACTTGGTCGAAGTCGTCATATCTATCCCGCGCCGTTTCTTCACGGTCATGATACTGCTCAAGCAATGCCTGCTGTTCTTTGGCGGTCGCCCGCCGCGCCAGCAACTCTTCCGCTTTATGCTCTGCCAAGGCATCGGCATAATCTTCGTAAGTGTCAAACTGCTCAGGGACCAAATCGGCTGGCGCTTGCGCCGGTTGCCGAGACTGGGCTTCAGCTAGTTTCTGTGCTTGCTCTCGTTCCCACTTGCGTTGTTCTCTCGCAAGTCGCTTGCCTACAATCGCGTCTAGTTCTTCTTGTGAGAAGGTCTTAGATGCTTCCTGTTCAGCAGGCGTTTCCGGCGTCGTGTTTTCTACAGGCTCGATTGCTGCCGTGGCTTCGAGTTCTGGCGCGGAGGCATCCGCTTCAATAGGAACATTATCGTCCATGTTTAACCCTTAAAGAGTTCCTGATGAGCCGCATCAGTACGGTTGTAGGCCAGACTACATCATTTGATGCAGTCTGGCAATATCGGTTAATTGACAAGTGACCTTGATTGTTCGCGCCATTTGCCGTCGTAAAATACCATTGTAACGCCGAAATACTGTCCTGCGCTATTGCCGATTGTAGCTGATCCGCCCGCGAACTGAGCAGTTGTGCTGTCAACAAACTGAACGCCCCAAGTGTTGCCGCAAAGCTGTATCATCTGTCCTTCCATGAAAGCAACGCCATCGCTGTTCACAAGTGGAAGAATAGTGCCTGTGCGTAATGCGCCGGAGCCAGTGAAAAAGTGCGTGTCATACGAAGGGCCATATAGCGTAACGGTTGTGCCGTTAGACGCCACGGACTGAGCGAGATAACCAACATTGCCCTTTTTGCCGTCTGAACCAACGATAGATGAACCAGCCTCGACATAAACGCTGCCGCCGTCAACAACTGAAAGTGGACTGGTTGTGGTGTTCTGTGTTGCGGGGGAAATAAACGAGTTGGAACTTCCGCGAACGTGAACATCGCCGCCCAAGGCAATAATCGAATTGCTCCAATCAACATCGTTCAAATTTATAGTTGTCCCAACCGCGTCCACCGCGCCTGTGATGT